TTCGGCAGCCGAGCTCGGTGTGGCCCCACCCGGCCTATCGGCCGGGGTGCAGGGCTGCACATCGGGTGGCAACACCCTAACAGGAGGTGCTGCCATGCCGAGCACAGCCTACACCCGCAGGCTGATGGCCGCCTTCCCACTGGTGTCTGCAGCCTACCGTAATTTGATTACGGAGGCTGTAGACAGGTGGGTCCGCGCCTCGGGCTTCGACTGGACGAAAGAGCGGATATCCGCTCTTGTCCAGTGGTTGCTGAAGCTCCGAGCCGGGGAGAACCCCAGCAGGCCCCCTTGGTGGTCTGACCGCTATCTCCGGTATGCGGAGAGGGTCGCCACCAAGGCCCCGTTCGAGAAATTTCTCCAACTAGTCCAAGCCTGGCGGACGGCTTTGACCGCTTATGGCGGCCTCAAGACCGTCCCTTCCAGGAAGGACGTGGAGAAGTTCGAACGGGCTGTTGGGACGGCCCGCGTCCTCACGGTGCCTCTGCCCTCGGGGAGCGTCATTGAGGTCGACACCGAAGATTGGAGATCCCGGTTTCCTTTCCGGGCCTACTTCGGTGTCTCGCCTCGAGACGTACTCCCTGAGGTTCGGATCCAGAGGCAGATCCTCCCCAATAACCCGCTGTCCCTGAAGCTCACCGACGGCAGGGGTAATTATACCCCCGTCGGTGAAGAGCTGTTCAGGGACGCCTGGTGGGTTATGCAGGATCACATCCTGCATCCCCCAGGCACCATACCCGCCTTCTGGCCGATGCTCCCGGTCCTCCCGGATTTTCGTCCGGGGCCGGGGTCGGTCAGGGCGCATGGAGCGGTCTATTGCCGGGTTCAGCCAGATGGGAAAGCCCGGTTTTATTACGCTCCCCCGCGCTGGTTGCAATTCCTGCTGGACCCCTGGGCACGGGAGTTATACTCCCAGCTCAGGCGCATCCCGCAGGACTTTACTTACAACCAAGCCGCGGGAGCTGAGCGCGTGGCGGAGTGGCTCAAGGCTGGAAGGACCGTATGGTCCTTCGACTTGAGCTCCGCCACGGACCGGTTCCCACTGGCCGTCACCCGGACGGTCCTGTGGTCCCTCTCATCTCGAGGGAACAGGCCGTGGGTGGATCTGTTCTGCTGGATCTCGAGGCTTCCCGTTCGGGCGGCTTACCCCGGGGCCAGCTCAGAGGTGATACGCTGGAAGTGCGGGCAGCCCTTGGGGACTGTCCCGTCTTTCGCAGCGTTCGCCCTCTC